CTGGTCGGCCGGCAGCGAAAGGGCCGCCCCGTGGTGGATGTGCGGCCCTCCGTCGAGGCCCTGGCGATCATCAAGGCCACGCCACTGCGCCAGCTGCCGACCAAGCGGTTGCCGATGCTGGAGCAGCCACGGCCATGGACCGATCTCCATGGTGGTGGGCACCTCGGCAACACCAAGCCGCTGGTGGTGCGTGCCCCGCACCTGGAGGCCGACGCGATCCCGATGCAGCTGGCCGTGGTGAACCAGCTGCAGGCCCAGCAGATGGTGGTGAACCCCTCGATGGTGGCCATCCAGGAGGAGGCCTGGGATTCCGGCATCGACGTGTTCCCCGTAAAGCGTGAGCCGCTGGAGGCCCCGCCGCGGCCCACTGAGAAGGTCGGCAAGGAAGGGATGCGGGAGTGGTATGCGGCGGCCATGGAAGCTCGCATCGACCGGCAGCAGAACGCACCGCTGCGGCTGCGGGTGCAGCGCAGCATCGCCGCCCTGAAGGAATTGCAGGGGCAGCCCTGCTGGTTCGCCTATGAGCTCGACTGGCGGGGCAGGGTGTACACGGCCAACCGTGAGGCCACCCACCAGGGGCCCGACTGGGAGAAGGCAGCCATCGAACTGCAGGGGGAGCCGGCAGGGGAGGAGGGGTTTGAGTGGATGCTGAAGGCCGCCGCCGGCCACTGGGGGGAGCGAGGAACCTGGGCCGATCGCCTGGCCTGGGGGAAACAGAACCTCGATCTGCTCACCGCCGCGGCCGAGCATCCACTGGATCGGGTTGATTTGTGGAGGGATGCCAAGGATCCGTGGCAGTTCCTGCAGCTATGCCGTGCGGTGCGCCAGTGGCTGGTGGATCCACGGGTGCCGATCGGTTGCCCTGTGCGCCTCGACCAGCACGCCTCCGGCATGGCGATCCTGGCGGCCCTGACCAGGGACGGGAAGTTGGCAGCCATGACCCGGCTAATCGGGGACACGCCAGCCGATCTGTATGGACTGATGGCCGAAAAGGTGGTGCATCGCCTCCGGCTGGACCTGGAGGCGGGGCCACCCCATCACCAGAGGCAGGCAACCGAGTGGCTGGAGCTGGGGGTGAATCGCAGCACGCTGAAGGGGCCCACCATGACCACCATCTACGGGGCTGGCTTCTGGAGCGTGGCGGATGGTTTGGCGCTGCAGCTGGAGGCGGCCAAGGATGTCTCCCCGGCCCGGTACGAGCGGGAGCTGGTGCAGCCCTCGCAGTACCTGGCCCGTCACATCAACGCCGTGCTGAAGCTGGAGCTGGCCAGCTGCCTAAAAGTGCAGGCCTGGCTGCGGGAGGTTGGCCGCCTGGTGGTGCAGACCCAGCAGCCGGTGCAGTGGACGACGCCGACCGGGTTCCCGGTGCAGCTGGGGGCCGAGCAACAGCAACGGGCAGCGGTGCGAACGGCGGTCAGCGGGAACCGGCGATGGGCAGCGACCAGGGCCACGCCGGGGGAGCTGTCGGCACGGGTGACCAGCAGGGGAATCACGGCCAACCTGATCCACAGTTTTGACGCGAGCTACTGCCAGCGGATCATCTGCAGAGCTGGTGAGCAGAGGTTTCAGGTGCTGACAAATCACGACTGCTTTGCCGCTATCCCCTGCAGGGCCGGCCAGTTGCACAAGCTGCTGCACGAGGAACTGGCGGCGATGTATCAGCCCAACTGGCTGGGCAAGTTGCAGCGAGAAATCCAGTCCACGTCAGGGGTTGAGGTGCCAAAGCCTCCGATAGTCGGGAAGCTGGCGGTGGGGGAGATCGGGACCAACCCCTATGCGTTCAGCTGATGCAGGTTGACGCTTCGACGCTGCGTAGGTAGGTTCCTAGGCATGCCCCAGATCACTGCATCCATGGGGCACATCCAACCTTCACCCGACCACATGGCCACCGAGTCACTCATCACCCCGCCTGGCGAGGTGATCTTCGCCAACGTCCTCAAGCCCAAGACCGTCAACCAGGGCAAGAACAACGAGAAGATGCAGTACGGGATCGTGCTGCTGCAGGCCGACCCCGAAACAGACCCCGATGCCAGGGCCTTTATTGGCAGCCTGCACAAGGCGTTCATGGAGCGGTTCGGCGGCAACGCCAAATACGGGGCCAACGGCCGGCCCTGGAAGAAGGAGGTCATCACCCTCCTGGATGGCACTGAGGAGGCCACCGGCCTCACCCGCATCAGCTTCACCAGGGACACCGTGACCCGCAGCGGCATGGAGCTGCCGACCCCGATCGTGCAGGACAGCCGAGGCAACCCCTGGCCCATCAACATGGCGATCGGCAACGGCAGCGTGTGCCGCATCGCCTACAGCCACTACCTCTGGGACAACGTTGATGGTGGCAAGGGCATCAGCCTGAACCTGCTGGGGGTGCGGGTGTTGGCCCACGTTCCCTACAACGTCGGCAGCGTCAGCAGCGACGTGTTTGGCGCCCCCGAGGCTGGCGTGGATGCCAGCACCCTCCAGGCCAGCGAGCCCCAGGCCGACTTGTTTGGTGGTAGCGAGGAGATCCCCTTCTGATGCCACGGAAATCCAGCGTCACCAAGTACGAGGAGCCCCGCACCTACTGGGCCTTTGAGGCAGCCACCCCATCGGTCTTCCCTGTAACGGTGGTGGCCGAGAGCGAGCACTGCCTATGGCTGAAGCCGGCCCAAGAGTTCAACCGAGCTGGCCGCCCCTATCAGCCAGTCCAGAGGCAAAAACGTGCGCTTTGCACGTTTCACAGTTTCCACGAAGCGAAAAGCGAGCTGATGGAGGAGCTGCAGGGTCAACTGACGGCCGCAAGGGACCGTTACGAAGACCTGATGGAGAAGGCGTACCAGCTGGAGGCGCCCTGTGCAGCACGTTGAATATCCCGAGCTTTCAGCAGAAGCCAAATCAGCCGTTGAAGTTGGCCTGTGGGCGGTTGGTTTTCCTAAGGACACCTGCTACCTGCACGATCGCAAGCAAATGGCCGCCTTCTTGCGGGAAGCGATGAAGCAGGCGTCATACCGGCCTCATGATCGCGGCCTATCCACTTGGCAGGCTCTCGCCGCCATCGCCGACAACCTCCACAGCCCGCCACCGCCACCGCCAACCCTGGCTGAAGCACGGGAGGCGGCACGGCAGCTGGCTGGCCCATCGGCCGAGGTGGTTCACGCCTTCCTGTTCTCCCTCTTGGAGAAGGAGGAGACGTGACCAACCCGCAGAAAATCAAAGGTGACGCCGCTGAGCGCAGCGCTGCTCAGCTGCTAACGGATCTGCTGGGCCTCAACCCGCCGGCTCGCCGGAAGCTGGGGGCCGGCCGCACCACGGCAGCCGGGGGCGACACGGGCGACATCGAGGGGGTGCCGGATCACGCGATCCAGATCGCCTCCTGGAACGACGCCGCTGCAGCTGCCCGCACCAAGCCGGCCGAGGCCGAGCAGCAGGCTCAGAACCTTGGCGTCAACCACAGCGCCACCCTCGTCCGTTTCCGCGGTGGCAAGTGGGTGGTGGTGCTCACCCTGGGCCAATGGGCCCGATACCTGAAGTTGATCTGGAGGATCTGATGCGCTGCCCCAAGTGCAATTTGACCAGCAATTTCATCATCGAAACAAAGCGCTGCACGGTAACGACCAACGAGGACTCGCTCAAACGGCGGCGTGTTTGCAAGAACTGCGCCACCAGATGGACAACCACGGAGCGAATCGACAGGTTTGACAACGAACTGCGGGAATGGACGGGACACGCTGGGCCCGAGCTGCCCAATGTTCCCGGCCCGGCCGTTGTTCGCACGACGGAACAACGTCCGCAGCGGGCCAGGCCGGCAGCTTCAAGGTTTCACCCCATAACCCTGGAGCAGGTGGCCGACCAGCTCCTGGGGATCCCCCCGGACGTATGCCAGCTGCTGCTCGAATGGTGGAACAACAGCCGGCGCTCCAAGCACGGCACCGCTGCAGCCTGGACCGAGCGGGCCTTCACCAATTCGGCAGAACGGGTGAAGAAGCTGCCGCACTGGCAGCAAGTGGTGCTGACCAATGCCGGCATCGAGCACGGCTGGCAGGCCCTCAACCCCAATTACTGCAAGGACTTGCTGGCCAAGCCACCACGACAAGGCGGATTCCAGCCGCAGAGCCAGGGGCTGGCCGGGGCCCTGGCGATTCTCCAAGGAGGAGGGAACTGTGGATCGGCTTGACCTTGCCGGCATCGGTCGCGCACCGGAGCCGCAGAAGCCAGTCGCCATGCTCCGTCCCGAGGCCTTCTTCATGGGGTGCGAGATCCTGTTCTCTCACCTGCGCCTGAAGGAGTCGGATCGCTGGAGTGAAGGTGTCGCCCTGGTCAAGTTGGCCAGCTTCACCGACGCCTTCCCCGAGGTGTCCGATCGGCAGTTCCTTTGGTGCTGTGAGCAGTGGGTGCAGGCCGCCACCGGCAATGGGTTCCGCACCGTGCCGCCCTGGCGCGAGCTGGTGGCCCCGCTGTACCGGGCCGAGGCGGGCCTGGCCAACCGCTCCTGGGGGTTCAAGCCCGATCTGCCGCCGTTTCTGCAGCCGACACCGCAGCAACTGCAGCTGCTGCCCATGCAGGCCCAGTCCCTGCTGAGCAGCACCGATCCGTCCCATTCCTACTGGCAAACGCCTGAGGAACTGAAGCGCTGGACTGCCGCCAATGGCAGCCAGATGCGCTTTGAACCAGGCGACGAAACACCGCTACTCGAAGACTCCCATGACTTACCGACCTGACCGACCTGCAGCCACCGTCCAGTTCGTCCTGTGCCTTCTTGGGGTGGTACTGCTGGCCTATGCCATTGCGATGCTAGACGAGGCGCAGAAGCGACTGCATCAACGCGATGTGGCCCCTGCGCTGCAGCGCTGCCAGGTGAAGCCATGAGCATCACTCCCCAGAACCTGGCCTGGCTGCGCCAGTCCGCCGCCGTTGATGACCGAATTGCCCCCACCCCCGAGGCCGCCCCGGTGGCCACGGATGAGGAGCTGTGCAAGGTCTACAACGACGCTCCAGGACGTGACTTTGGCCCCGCCATCCGCGCCGTCTACAACCTGGGCCGCCAGTACGAAGCCGCCCAGCTGTGGTGGGCTTCAAAGATCGCTGACCGAATTGCCCCCACCCCCGAGGCCGCCCCGCCAGTGCCGGAAACAGACGACGGCGATGGTGCAATCGACCGGTGGATTGATAGCCGCCCTGATTGGCCCAACGGTTGGCTTGCCGTGACCCAGTGCCAATTAACTGCGCTGATCGGCGAGGCGCTGGAGCATTGGGGCCGCTCCGCCGCCCAGCCCGCCCCACCGGTCGCGCCTGCCGGGGGGTTGGTGGAGAGGGTGGCGGACGCGATTTTTACGGCAGAAGGCAACGGCAACATCGAAGACTGGACACCTGAAGCCCGCGCCGCGATCCGCGAGGTGGCGGCGTGGTTTGATCAGCAGGGCCAGCACGGTTGCTCGCTGCTGCTACGTGAGGAGTCCGACCGATGACCACCCCCGCAATCCGCGCCGCCTTGGAGCGGCTGGTTGAGCTAGACGGGCATCTGAATGAAACGTCGCCCGGCTGGATGCAGGCATGGTCCGACGCCATTGCCGCCGCCCGCGCCGCCCTAGCTGAGCCGGTGAGGGAGGGGCCGGTGGCGCTGAGTGAGCGTCTGCCGGTGGAGGGGGAGGGGCCGAGCCCTGCCGATATTGGCGATCTGTGCGAGGAACACAGTTTCAACTGTGACGACGGCGAATCAATTGAGATTTTGCACGACATGATCACCGCCGCCCTCGCCCGCTGGGGCCGCCCCGTCACGCCGCCAGCGCCGGAGGCGGGGGAGGTGGAGGGATGAACAGCAAACAGTTCTCTTTACTGTGCGGAGTGATCATGTTTACGCGGCAAACGTCTTTCATCCTGGGCTCCTGGGGATGTTTGCGGCGGCTACGTTCATTTATTCCGCGTGGTTTGTGGACGCAGATGCCTGACCAAAGATCAGGCAAGCGATTAACCGCAAGATTTGGCAACTTGAGGAACAGGACCGATGGACCGGCAGGCGGAGGCCGCGCAGCCGTGGGAGTCCACGTCGCTCCATGCCGCTGGCGCCATTGAAACCCTACAAAAAATCCAGAGGATCAATGAAACTGCTGATTGATACCGAGGGCTTCCTCGTCCCGGCCGCCAAGTCCGCCGAGTACGACATCGAGTGGCAGCCGGGTGACTGGCAGAAGGTGTGCCGTCATGGCGATGCCCTGGCCTATTTCCAGGAGTCGGTGGTGGATGTGCTGGCCCAGCACCCCGGCCACCAGCCCGTGCTGGCCATGGGTGATCGCACCACCTACCGGGCTGGGATCTTTCCCGCCTACAAGGCCAACCGCAAGAAGGAGTCGAAGGTGGCAGGCTGGCCAGCCCTGGTGGCCAGCGTCGAGCAGCTGGCTCTCAGCAGCGGCTGGGCGATCGCCCGCCTGCCCAACGTGGAAGCCGACGACGTGCTGGGCATCCTGGCTGGCCCCAACGACGTGATCGTTTCCATCGACAAGGATCTGTTGACCGTGCCTGGCCAGCACTACAGGGGTGGAGCATTGGTGAGCCAGTCCCTGCACGACGCCAACCTGGCTTTTTTCTCCCAGGCACTGATTGGTGACCGCTCCGACCACTACCCCGGCTGTCCTGGGGTAGGGGAGAAGGGTGCCGAGAAGCTGCTGGCCGGCCTCAAGACCGAGGCGGCAATGTGGGCGACTGTTGTTGGCGCCTACCAGAAGGCGGGCCTCACCCCCCAAGCCGCCCTGGTGCAGGCCCGCTGCGCCCGCATCCTGCGGCCCGGTGAGTACGACCACAGCCGTCAGCAACCAATCCTCTGGCAGCCTCCGGTAATCTGAGAGCGATAACTGCAGCCCTGCAGTGCTTACCCCTCTCGTCTCCGAAGCCTTGCTCAAGCGTCTGCAGGAAACATTTCCCGCGGACATTGTTGGGATGGCTTCCTATCCGTCGGAGCGAATCCACCAGGCCATCGGGGAGCAGCGGGTGATTCAAGTGCTGCAGAACTGGCACGCCGACCAGGATCCGTTTCGGGAGGTGCAGTGATGTGCGGTGGCGGTGCTCCACGGTCCACGATCATCCAGCCCGACTACAGCGCCCACAACCGGCTGGCCGATGCCCAGCTGCAGACCATGCAGATGGCGCAGTCGCCCGCTGTCCTGGCCGCCCAGCAGGGCCTCCAGGCTGAGACGCTGCGGCAGCAAGGTGTTCTGACCGATCTGGCAGCACGCCGCACCGCAGAAGCTCAGGACACGTCGGCCACCGCCAGCCGGCTGGCTGCGCTGATCGGCACACCGCCGCCTGACAAGACGGCCAGGGCTCCGGTGCTGGCCGCCAACAGGGCGGGCATGACCAGGCCAACAGGCCGGAAAGGCCTGCGAGTCGATCTACAACCTGCCGCCACTGGCGGCCTCAACATCGGAGCCTGAACCATGTGCGGAGGACGACCCAAGGCACCGAAGGTGGTGCAGCAGGCGCCAGCCCAGCCCGACTACAGCGCCCAGATGCAGCAGCAGCAGCAGGCACAGACCCAGATCCAGGAGCAGAACGCCGCCCTGGTACAGCAGCTGCAGGAGCAGGCCAATGCCATGGCCGCGGAGACTGCCAAGCGCACTGCTGAGCTGGCTGCCCCTTCGGCGCCGCAGCAGACCGTCGCCAACACCAACCCCTACGCCGTCACCACCGCCCAGGGCACGGCCGGCGCCGCTCAGGAGCAGACCACGGCACCGGCTGCCCCCCGCAAGAAGGGCAAGCCAAGCCTGCAGATCAACAGCGCCGACATCAGCCTGCCTGGCGTCGGCATCAACATTGGAGTCGGCTGATGGAACGCGGCGCAGGTGACATCGTTGTTTCCCCCGAGGGCCAGGGGCTGCAGCGGGGCAAGGCCCAGCAGCGGTACAACCAGCTGCGGGGCTACCGGGATGTGTGGCTGGACCGGGCTCGCCGTTCCGCGAAGCTCACGCTGCCGTACCTGATCCCTCCCAGCGACGACATCCTGCCGGAGACGACCGAGGAGCAGCCGCATCCGTGGAGCGGCATCGGCGCCCAGGGCGTCAACAACCTGGCGGCCAGGCTGCTGCTGGCCCTGCTGCCCCCCACCGGGGGCTTCTTCCGGCTGACCGGCGACGAGCTGGCGTCGGCCATGGCGGAGGCCGATCTGGTGCAGCGCGGTGCCACCGAGGCTGACATCGCATCCCTGAAGCAGGAGATCGAGCGCGGCTTGGCCACCCTGGAGCGGGCGGTCAGCAGGGAGATCGAGACGTGCAACGACCGGGTGGCCCTGTTCGAAGCCTTGATTCACCTGATCGTCGGCGGTGCGGTGCTGCTCTACCGCCGGCCCAAGGGGATGAAGGTCTTCCACCTGAACAAGCATGTCCTGTTGCGTGACCCGATGGGCTCCCCTGTCGAGGGAGTGACGTGCGAGAGGTACCTGTACGCCTCCCTGGACAAGAAGCTGAAGGCGGTACTGGACGAGGTAGACGCGGAGGCTGGTCGGTGGCAGGAGGACAACGCCAGGCGCGACTCCCGGCAGATCAAGGTCTTCACTCACATCAAATGGAGTAGCGATCGGGTCACTTGGTATCAGGAGATTGGCGGCGCCAAGGTGCCTGAATCGGACGGCAGCACCACCGCCGATGCCAGCCCCTGGATCCCGCTGCGCCTTTTCCGCATGGATGGCGACAGCTACGGACCCGGCTATGTCGAGTGGACGGCCATGGCCGATTTGCTGAGCAACGATTCGCTGAACAAGGCCGTCACCGAGGGGTCCATGCAGGCCGCCCGACAGCTGACCGGCCGGAAGGGCAGTGCCATCACCAGCAAGGAGGTGTTTGCCAAAGCTCCCAACGGGGCGGTGATTGACGCGCAGCCCGATGATTTCTTCCCGATCAGTACGGCTGATGTGCGCGATCTGGGGGTGGCGTACCAGGCCATGACCCGGCTGGAGCAACGACTGGGCCGGATCTTCCTGCTGCCAGACATCCGCGACTCCGAGCGCACCACGGCCGAGGAAGTGAAACTGCAGATCCGGCAGATCGAGCAGATGCTGGGCTCCATCTATTCGATCCTCACCGTTGAGTTCCAGTATCCGTACATCAAGAGGGTGCTGTCGGTAATGACCAAGGCCAACCGACTGCCGGAGCTGAAGGACATCGAGCCGGTGATCTCCGTGGGCCTCGCCGCCCTGGGACGCCAGTCCGATGCCGAAAAGCTGTCAGCCTTCGCCATGCAAGGCGGGCAGGCGCTGCCGCAGCAGTTCGGCCAGCTGGTCGATCCAGCTGCCTGGCTGCGTGAGTTCTGCACCGCCATGGGTGTGAACCCATTGCTGGTGAAGTCCGACAAGCGGATCCAGGAGGAGCAGGCTGCCGCGGCCCAAGCGCAGCAGCAGCAGCAGCTGATCCAGGCCGGCATGGGCGATCCCCAGAAGCTGGGCAACGCCGCCATGGCGGTGCAACAGATGTCCAACCCACAACCCGACACTGAACCCCAACCCCAATGACCACCGAAGCCCCGGCACCAGAAGCCAAAACCGTCGATCAGATCGAGGCGCCCGCCGAGCTGAAGCAGATGGTGGATCCGGCCAGCCCACGGCAGGCCGCGATCCTCGATCAGTTCCTCAACGATCTGGGGATCCCCGATGCCCCCCCGGCACCAGCACCGGAGGAGGAGGCCGCCAAGGGCGAGAAGCTGCTGGGCAAGTTCGAGTCACCTGAGCAGCTGGCCAAGGCGTACCAGGAGCTGGAGCGCAAGCTGGGCCAGAAGGCCGAGCAGGTTGCACCACCCGAGGAGCCGGCCGCTCTGCCCGAGGCCTACACCCCGGAGCGGGGCGTGGAGGTCTATGGCGAAACCGTGGCGACCGCAATCGAGGCAGCCGAGATCAACCCGTTCGAGATGGCAGCGAAGCTGGAGGCCGGCGAGGACGTGGCCACCTATGTCGATGCGTTGGTGGAGAAGGGCGGACTGCCCAGGGCCCTGGTGGAGACGTACCTGGCTGGGGTAAAGCCGCAGGCCCCGACTGCTGCTGCTGAGGCTGAGGCTGTGAGCCTGAACGACAACCCCGAGGCCGTGGCTGCGCTCCGCCAATCGGTTGGCGGTGATGCCGCGTTCGAGCAGCTATCCCGCTGGGCTGCCACGAATCTCAGCGATGCCGAGAAGACCGACTATCAGGCTGCCGTGGACAGTGGCAACGTGCTGGCCGCGCAGTGGGCGCTGCGGGCCATGCAGGCACGGGCCACCGGGATCAAGGCCGAGCCCGACTTCCTGGGTGGCGGTGCTCAGACCAGCGAGCCGGTCGATGCCTACGAATCCCGCAGCGACTGGCAGAAGGAGCGCTACGCCACAGACGACAACGGCAACGAGCTTTATGCGAAGGATGAGTCGTACCAGCGTCGGGTAGATGCCAAACACCAGCGGTCAAAACGCGCAGGGAAGTGGTAGCTTTTAGGTGGATCGTTCCACCCTTGTAGTCATCAGGGCCGCCTGCGGGCGATAACCCTTGGTAGGCGGGAGGCGTTGGGTTCCAAACACAGAACTCTCCACCGCTTTATCAATCATGTCCGCAGACGCTCTCGCGCTGTCCAGATTAGGGCAGGTCAAAGGCACCGGCTCCGTCGATGCCCTGTTTCTCGATCTGGGCAGTGACGAACTGCTCACCGCCTACGACAAGAAAAAGATTCTCAGCTCTACGGTCAAATCCCAGACCATCAAGGGCGGGCGCTCCATGCGCTTCTTGCTAACCGGCCGCCGCAAGGCCGGCTATCACGTCCCTGGGACTCCGATTGACGGCACCACCAACAACCCGTCCGACAACAACTCCCGGATCCTCTACCTCGACGGCCTGATGGTCGCTGACGAGTCGATCTACGACCTTGACGAACTCAAGGAGTACCCGGCTCAACGGGCGGAAATCATGCACCAGCTTGGTGAGGCCCTTTCCGATGAGCGGGAAGCGCGGGTTGCACGCATCCTGTTCGCCGCAGCCAACACCACCACCGAGCCACTGGCCAAGTCCATCAACACTGGCCGTACGGGCGACAAGATCACCTTGTCCGCTGGCTTTGCGGCTGCAACCAACGAGGCCAAAGGTGACGAGCTTTACGCCGCCATCAAGGCGATGGTGGTTGCCAAGCAGAAGAAGCACATCCCCACCAGCGGGATGTCGTGCGTGGTCACCCCTGATGTCTGCGGCTGGCTTCAGGACAGCAAGCGCATCATCAACGCCGACTTCAACGGTGGCACTGGCGCCAACGGCACTGTCCGTGAGGTGTTTGCCGGCATGATCTATGGCGTGCCCGTGTACTGGTCCAATTTCGTGAACCAGGCTGCATACACTCTCCAGACTGGCGACAACGCCAACTCGGAGTACGCCCAGGATCTGAGCAAGTGCCAGGCACTGATCTACCACCGGGACGCCATGGGGATCCTGAACCTGCGGCAGCCCAAGTTGCAGATGACCGCTTCCGGCGGCGACTACAACGTGGTGTACCAGAGCCAGCTGCTGGTAGCCTCCATGGCCATTGGCATGGGCAAGCTCAGCCCTGAGTGCGCTGGAGCGATCGTTACCCCCTAACCTGTCCGAGGGGAACTGGACCCTTGGGAAGCTGCCCCAGGGGTCTTTTTTTTGCGCGTGTCGGTAGGATTGATCTGCACGCCTGCAGCCTTCCATGGGCCTGGCCAACCAAGCGCTGACCCCTGGACGGACCAGCCTGCTGGAGGCCGTGAACATTTGCCTGGCCGTGATTGGCGAGGCACCCGTCAACACGCTGGAAACCCAGCAGGTTGGCGAGGCGGCGCAGGCTGAACGCACGCTGCTGGAGTACCACAAGGAAGGCCAGACCCGCGGCTGGAGCTGGAACCGTGAGTGGGGCGTGGCCTTCTACCGGGATGCCAATTCGGGGGAGGTGCTGATCCCGCCCAGCGTGGTGAAGTGGGCCCCCAGCCGGCTGGAGTGGAACAACCGCTTTCAGGCCAGGGGGAGCAGGGTCTACGACAGCGAAGCGCGGACCTACGCGATCCCTGAGGACGTTGCCTCGATCGCGGCGGACATCGTTTCGTTGCTGCCGTGGGACGACTGCCCCGAGGTGTTTAACCGTTGGGCGAACATCCGTGCGGCGCGGGTGTTCAGCAACCGTGCGGTCGGCAACACGACGACCTACCAGCTGACCCAGGAAGACGAGAACCAGGCTTGGGCTGATCTGCTGCGGGTGGACACCGAGCAGGGCCAGCCCAATGCCGTCACAGGCGAGGAGACCTGGGCCACGTTCCGGCCGTTCATGGGCCTAGGCCGACGCGCTGGCGGCGGCTACACGATCTGGGGCGCCGCGGCCCACCGGGGGAGATCCCCTGCAATCAATTACCCACCATCAACACCTGACGCCATGGGCAACGGATCGGTCACCAGCGTTGGCCTGAGCGCCCCCCTTGGGTTTGCCGTCATCAACTCCCCGGTCATCACGGCCGGCAGCCTGGTGCTGAACTTTGCACCGGGCTACAGCCTCCCGACAATCGCCAAGCAGGGCCTGTGGGACACGGCCTACTCCCTGGCTAGCACTGCGGTGCAGCCCGCCGTCACCGACGCCCTGGCCGCCCAGATCAGAGACTCTGGCAACGGATCGGTCACCAGCGTTGGCCTGAGCGCCCCCCTTGGATTCAGCATCGCCAACTCCCCGGTCACCACGGCCGGCAGCCTGGTGCTGAACTTTGCACCGGGCTACAGCCTCCCGACAATCGCCAAGCAGGGCCTGTGGGACACGGCCGTTTCCCTGGCTAGCACTGCGGTGCAGCCCGCCGTCACCACCGCCCTGGCGGCCCGCCTTGACGGTTTCCGTGACGCCAATCGGGTTTACGTCTCCCCCGGCGGCAACGACGCCAATAACGGCACCAGCCCGGGTGAACCGCTGAAGACCCTCGCCGCAACCGCCGCCGCGGCGCAGCCTGGTGATCTGGTGGTGATCGGCCCAGGCACTTACACAGAAGCGGCGCTGCCGATCCGTTGGAAGCGAAACGTTGGCCTGCTGTGCTCCGGCCTGCGCAACACGACCGTAAGGCCTGCCGCAGGGCAGGAGATGAAAGACATCTTCAAGGTCGATTCGGGCTTCTGGTGCTGGGGCCTGGAGTTTGCTGGTCACCAAGCCAACAGCCTCACGGGCGATTTGTCTTGGGCGATCAGCTTCGACGAGATGGCCGACAACCAGGGCATCGGCGCAGTTGGGCTGGGCGCCTACATCCTCAAGAGCCCGTACATCCAGAACTGCAGCAGCATCACCGCAGAGGATGACAGCGGCACGGCCGGCAGCGTCAGCACTGGTGACACGGGCGGCGGGATCCTTGTTGATGGCAGCAGTTGCGCCATCAACTCCCCGATTCGCTCGATGGTGGTCGATAGCTATACCCAGGTGAACCTAGGCGGCCCCGGCTGCTTGGTGCAAAAAGATGGCTATGCGCAACTGGTCTCGTTCTTCGGCACGTTCTGCGAGTATCACGTCAAGACGCTGGCCGGCGGCCAGGTCAACCTGTCCGGCGGTGGAACCTCTGATTTTGGCATCTACGGGCTTGTCGCCAGTGGCTACAGCCCTACACCAGTGTTCACTGGCGTGGCGCGAGCGCTGGCATTTGGCTCTGCGCGTGTTGAAAAGGTGGTCACGATTGACCCCGCCACGGACACGTTCAGTACCGCCGCGCACACCCTGGCGGCCAACGATCAGGTTGTCTTCACGGTCAGCCAGGGCGCCTTGCCTGCACCGCTTGTAGCTGGCACCACCTATTATGTGCGCAGCGGTGGCCTGACCAGCGGGGCCTTCACGGTCTCGGCGACGAGCGGCGGCGTCATTCTTGACATCACCGGCACCGCTACTGGCACCTATGCCGTCGTTCGCCAGGGTGTGACCCAGGCCGATGTGATTTCGTTTACGGGCAACCGCCTTGGGCGCCAGATCAAATATCCATCCGCCGGATCACTGGGCGCCGCCGGCAGCCCGGTGACGATCTCGGCGGTGACTGGGAAAACCCTGACCGTAACCCTAGGCACAAGCACAATCAAACATGAATATGTTGGCGGTGGGACGCTGACGGTAGGCGGCAATAATTACAGCGTTGCCACTGCCACCTACAACAACACCACGGGCGCCACAACAATAACGGCGACAGGTTATACCCCAACGGTTGGCGCCAGCATCACCTTTAGCGGCCTTTCGTTCATCTGCAGTAGCAGCAGCCGGCCCAGCTCGGGGCAGCTATTATTCCCTCAGCTAGTTTTCCCACGCAACTCAACAACTGGTGCCGCCGAAGCCAAGACATTCACCTACACAAAGACTGGCTTCAGCACCCTAACTTATACAGAGGCGGCATCAGTAAATGGGCCTGACCATGAGTATGTAAGCGGCGGGACAGTCGTTATTGGTGGTACTAATTATGGCGTCACTGCAGCCACATACAACAAGGCAAGTGGCATGGTCACAATTACAACAGCAATCGCGCTTCCTGCAGCCAGCAGCGGTTCGGTCACCGTCAATGGCCTGGCGTTCATCTGCCCGACTAGCGGCTATGAGGTCACCAGCAGCGTTCCGATTGATGCAAGCGGAAACACTGTTGCAAATGACAGCGCCAGTCGCGCTGGATACAGGGTATTTTTCACCAGCAGAACAAACGGCGGGCTGCGCGATACCTTGGCCGCAGGGCAGGTCGTTGACTTCAGGCAAAGATCCCAGATCACTGCCCCCGGCCATACGTTTGAGTACGTTGGCGCTGGCACAAACTATGACGCATTGCCATGGAACGGCGGCGTCCCCGTGCCCGCCAACAAGATCGTTGAATCGAACAACGGAAGGATCTACTCGTCAAACACTGATGAGCTTGGAAACTTTGCTGTTGGCTCACAGTTCACTGTTGATGGCACCAGCGGGGCTGTCACGATCAACAGCAGCCAGTTCAACATTAGTGGCCTGAATTTCATTGGGCCGTTCTCGCGTAATGGCGGGATCTCCACGGTTGGCGAGCAGCTTAGGGAGGTCAGCAACAATGCCAGCCTGATTGCGTCAACCGGAGCGCCAGACGGCAACACGGCCCCGACTCAGTTTGCGGTCAAGAGCTACGCCAGCAGTCAGTTCCTGCAGGCTGTCACAACAACAGCCGGTCAGCCGATCAGCGTTTCCGACACCTCAACCGTTGACGCCCAGGGCTTTGCAATCAAGAGCCGTAACGTCACGCTTTCATTGAATGTCGCCTATGGCCTGGTGCAGCTTGACGGCAATGGGCTGGTTCCCGCCGCACGACTGCCTAACGATTTTCTGCCCAGGACGTTCACCGCCAGCGCTATCACCTATGCCGCCAGCGTGCCGCTCGACATGGCCGCCCTGGCAGGAAGCTACTGCACGCTCAGCCTCACAGGTGCGCTGACCTTCACCACCAGCAACCGTGCCAGCGGTCGGACGGTGACATTGCGCCTGATCTGCGATTCCACGGCAAGAGCCCTGACCTTCCCGCCTGGCTGGGTGTTCTTGGGGGCCAAGCCCAGCCTTATCGCCGCCAGCAAAACTGCGGTGCTGAGCTTGACATTCTTTGGCACAACTGACGCCGATTGCGTGGCGGCTTACGGGGTGCAGTTATGACGACTCTAACGCTGCGAGATCTGGGGTTTCTTAGCACTGGCGGCGCCAGCGGGGGCTTCGTGGCCCTGGGCCAGACGGCTAGGCGGTGGTGCGGAATGACCACGCTAGGCAGTGATGTATATTGCTCTGTTTTTGACGGCGACATCTACAAGCAGACGGGTGGAGCCGGCAATTTCGTGGCCCTGGGCCAGACGGCTAGGGGCTGGAACGGAATGACAACGCTAGGCGGTGATATTTACTGCAACACTTACCCCGGCGACATCTACAAGCAGACGGGTGGAGCCGGCAATTTCGTGGCCCTGGGCCAGACGGCTAGGGGCTGGACTGGCATGACAACG